TCTAATCTTCGAATTGAGGCCGTAAGGGCAGCTGTTATATAGAGAGCTAAGAGCCTGAGTGAGAAAGTTCTCATGACGGATCTCTTCCTTGATCTTCTTCGTGAGAGGATCTCTCATCTGGATGAGGAGCTTTCCGTGAATTCCGCTATCCTTAGCCTTGAGATCGAGTCCTCTAGTTCTTTTTAGTATATCCATTTTCCGCTCCCTTCGCTTATATCAATTTAGTAGCTGTATATGTCGCGCTTCCCTCTCGCTTGCAATACCAAATACCGCCGAATGTACAAATAAGGCACCATGAATACTGCTTATTGCTATTAGCCCAACCATATATAAACTGTCTGTTAGCTGTAGTAACCAAACCAGTTATATAACCGCCGTGATTTATACTAAACATTCCCGCACTCGAAATATTATTATCTATAATATTGTCGATTGTGGCGTCTCCACTAATTGATTTATAACCGACTCCGTCATTTCCAAAGAACAAATCCGATATATCTGCTTTTCCGCTTTTCAACTCGTTAATCGCTCCGACTACTGTTTTATCAACAGTTGCAAGTGTATTGTCGGTAGCATCTTGTTTCAAGTCGATTTCTTCAGTATTTGCTTTTACTTCCGATAGTACTTTTATTTGAGTCCAGTCAGCAGCTACGAAAGTTCCCGTAGTAGTTCCGGCAGCCTTTACGCAGCGATAAGCAGCATTCTGATAAATACAGTAATCACCTTTTGAATAAGAAGCTGTTTCATCATATTCCTCGGATATATTCATCGCCTTAGCATTGACTTCATTGATAGCTCCGAAGATATCCTGCTCTTCTGTATCCAGGTTATTCGGGAAATCTATGCCTCCGAGGAGCTTAAGACCTAAGTTCGCGATCGCAAACTTCTCTGTCTCGTATTCTCCTGGAGTAGAAGTCGGCCTGTCCATAATAAGCAGCGAGTTCTCATCAATAGTTCCTGTCGGAAATTCATGAATCGCTCTTTCATCTGTAGCTGCCATGTTAATTCCTCCTGTTATTCGTTATTCTCTGTCGGTTCCTCTTCTCCTGATGAAACGACGTTATAATCTCCATCGGAAGAAGTAAGTCTATACTGATGATCTGCAGATACGATCCTGAACGTGAGTCTCGTGAAGATGATATCCGGGATGCCGTCTGCATAAGGAAGAGTAGATGTCTCATCTCCGTGAAGAGTGATCGTATCACTAAGAACGATCGGCTCATCAGTGACGGATATACTATGAACATCAACGTTAACAGACTCTGCATAAGGGAAAGTAGAAGTTCCCTCTTCCTGAAGTGAATAAGTATCCTCGATACGAAGGAATCCGCTCCACTCATCTACTGCTACGAGGCCCTGACTCTTAAGGCTCGCATGGATGCCGTAAGGCTTGATCACTGCAGCTCCCTTTTCCATTACGAGTCTGACTTCGAATGAATAAGCAGAGCCTCCTGCGAGTGAATCGAGCCACTTAAGAAGATGCATCAAGTGTAAGCCTTCATTATTCCATGTAGTTACGGGCTCTTCTTCCTCTATCAGTTGTCCATCGAGGTAATATCGAGCCTTTACTTTGATCAGATCCGGATCCGTTACGAATTCCGTATCAAGCTGCAGCTGAGCCCAGAAGTCGACTGTCCTGGGAGAAATCGTAGCGAAGCGTATCATCAGAACTGATACTTCTTCGAGCTCTCCGATATCGTATTCTTCTGCATTGACATATGTATACGTCACAAGATCGCTCTCGCGAGTCTGGGAAGCCAGGCCAGCGAGCTCTTTATCGGTTTTCGATTTACCGGATGATAGAGAAGGATCCGCTCCGAATCCCTGCAGCTGAGTAGTTTGTTTGAAGGTCCAGTCAATGCCCATCACGCAGCACTGAAGAGAAGCTGCTCCTGCGATGCCTCCAGTACACTCGATAATGTCGCCTAAGTCGAATACAGGACAGTTAAGGATCGAGATATTGAACGGAGTATAAGCGATATCATGAGCTACTCCTGCTATCGTATATCTCTGTCGGTTCTTTACGTCTGCAGTTCCATACTGTAACAGAGGATTCGAGCCCAGATTGATGACTGAGCCTGCTCCGGAGCCTGCTGAATAGTAGCTTGTTGACTTATCTTCGATATTGACTACTGATATTCCATCATAGAGAGTCTGATAATCGGAGAATACAGATCCGAGGATCCTCTGATCCTGATCAAGTGATATCACTGTCTCAGATTCAGCGAATGATCTCATCGTGAGAGCTCCTGTCCTGGATGCCGTCAAGAATCCTCCGACTACTTGAGCCAGCCAGCTTCCGAAGTCTCTATAAGTTTCGATATCAGACTCCGGGAAGAGTCCCAGGAGCTCGGATCCGTTAGGAAGAGCTTCGATCTCTTCCTCGGATCTATCGAACGTGAGCCCCGTTCCTGTAGCTATAACCATAGCAAGATCATATACGAATCCCGTAGTCGATCCGATCGAGAATATCTTATCCAGCTTAGCCATACAGTCGGAAGCAGTGATATTGATAGAAATATCAGTCCATTCAGCAGAATTGATCTCAAATACTCCGATCGGGATCCATTCGATAGATTCATCTGCCAGCTCGAGTCCGTATTCGAGAGTGATCTGCTTCCCTCTCCAGGATCCTCGAGTGATAGCCAGATTAGTGAAAGTAGCCTGTATCTGTCCGATATAAGCATATCCGAGAACTACATCATTCGAATCACTGCATCGATTCGAATAAGTCAGGCTGACGATATTATCATCATTGAAGCTGACATTTCCGACAGTTCCGCGAACGTGCTCGACTCGATAAGGCTTTTTCAATGCTGTTATAAAAGCCTGAGATACAGGATGCATAGCTTAATCCCCTTCGAATATTAGTGAAACAGTATAGAGGCCGTTCGTTCCGTCGCAATATTGCGAATTCTCCACAAGAGCAGCCTCAGAAGCTCTTCGAAGCGTTCCGGTAATAGCAGTCCCATTATTGAACTGAACGGATACCTTGGGAGTCTTTACGAGAGTATCGAGCTGCTCTTTGAGTTTAGAAGTACAATTGAAAGAGGCTGTGAACGTGATACGATCCAGCCTCTTAACATTGATCATCCTTTTTCCTCCCTCCGAGAAGTAAACTGTCTCATCAGGATTGATATTATCCGCCCATGCTATTGGATTAGGCATCAAAGTTCCGTTGATCTTGAGATACTTTCCTAACATTATCCGATGCCTCCTGCTCTATAGTTCTCCTGGGCCGTAGCTCCTACGACTGCAGATGCGAACTTCTGATTTCCGATATATACGTTGATGACTTGAGGAGTCTTAGATCCTCCCATTCCTGCCAGCTGCGAGGATATACCGGAGAGAGCTCCGGAATAATCCATCTCCGGATTCATGCCGTTATAGATCAGGTTAGCCGTTCCAGTGAGAGCCTTTTCGAGCGTATAATCCTCCGATTGCATCGACTTGATGAACTCATCGATCATATCGGCTCCGGATTCGTCAAAATCAGCGAGAGGGCCCTTATCAGGAACCGAGAAGTGCAGATAATCAGCTACAGAGTCAGCGACCTGCTCTACTCCGGATATAAGATTCGGGATCGCGTTCACTATTGAATCTCTGAACGAGCTAATAAGATCGGATCCCCATTCCTGAGCCATAGCAGGGAGCTCAGAACTAAGCTCTCCGAGGGCATTCAGGATAGCTGATATGAGAGAAGGGATCTCAGCTACGATATCCGGGATAGAATTCACGATTCCGGAAGCCACACCTAAAAGCAGCTGATAGCTGGCCAGTATGATCTCATCAAGGTGATCCAGCAGACTTTCACAAATTGTCAATACTGCTGAAACGGCCGCTGGAATCAATTCATCAAGATTTTCTGATATTCCGTTGGCCACGGCTAACACTATATCGAGAGCTGCATTCACGATGGTTCCGAGGTTGTTGATGATAAAATTACTGAGCCCGACTATCAAATCTGAAATGACCGGAGCCAGGCTTCCGAGGTTATCAATTATGCCCTGACCGATGACTTCTATAAGGCTCACGCAGGCCGATAAAATGACATCAAGATTATCCAAAATCGCAGAAGCCAGAGATTCGATGATAGATCCTCCGAGTTCAATCACGATAGGCAAATAGGACTCTATCAGACTGATGACCTGAGGAACCATCTCTTCGATGACAGCTCCCATCTGCTCGACATCTCCGTTCGTATCCAGGATAGCGTTCGTGAAGTCGTTAAGCAGTGATACTCCGTCGGAAGAAAGATCAGTAAGAACCGGGAGCAGGACCTGTCCGATCGCATTCCTGGCTGCCGTCGTTCCGTTATTGAGTCTCTGGAGATTATCATCGAGCTCACCAAAAGCATCGAGAGTAGATCCGGACATGACGTATCCTGTCGCATGGGCCTCCTCTGCCAATTGAGCGAAGCCTTCGCTTCCAGCCTCGATAAGTGGATTCAATTCGCGAGAGCTACGGCCCAGGAGGTTCATCGCGATGGCATCACGCTCGGTCGCGTTCTCAATCTCTCCTAAGCTATCGACTACATCCCAGAATATATCCTCCGTATCTCGAAGATTTCCTGAAGAATCAGTTACTGATACTCCGAGAGCTGCATAAGCCTCTGCAGCTGCTCCGGTTCCAGTAGCAGCCTCATCGAGACTTCTTACCATTCGAGTCATAGCTCCTGTCATGGTATCAGTCGATACATCCAGGAGCTCAGAAGCGTAATTCATCTCCTGCAGCGTATCTGTAGAAAGAGAAGTAACGCTCGAGAGAGTCAGGATCTCATCAGCGAGAGCTGCCGTATCTGTAGTAGCAGATACCAGGGCTCCGGCTGCAGCTCCCACTGCAGCTCCTACAGCTGCTATAGCTGCAACGGCAGCTTCAGCTGCTACCTTAATGACTTCTCCCCAATTCTCGAAGCTCTCAGCGGAATCTTCTGCAGAATCTCCTGCTTCTTCCGCTGCTTCTCCGGTATCGTTAAGGCCGTCTGCTGAAGATGCAGCCTGCTCTTCAAGTTCTCCGAGTGAAGAAGCAGTTCTTACGACTTCAGCCTGTAAAGTAGCATACTCTTCCTGGGATATGGATCCGATCTCGAGAGCTTCCCTCGCATCTTCCGCTGCCTGCTGCTCGAGCTCTAACTTCTGCGAAGTCTGCTCGATCTGACGATTTAAGAGCTGCTCCTGCTGAGCTAACAGTTCTACGTTCGTAGGATCCAGCTCGAGAGCTCTCTGCACATCTCTCAGGGCTCTTTGAGTCTGGGATATATCTCTATTAACAGACTGGAGATCTCTTGCCAGAGGCGAGGTATCGCCTTCGATCTTAATCGTGATTCCCTTGATCTGTCCGTTACTAGCCATCGTCAGCCTCCGAATAATTTATCTACATCGTCTGTATTACCGAGAGTCGCGTATTCATAGGAATCATTCGACTTTTCGATAAACAGATCCGTCAAAAAGCCGACATCCAAAAAGAATGCATCCGTATATGTGAGCCCGATCTGAAGTGATCGGAGCATCAAATAAGCGAAATTAGTCTTTCTTTCAGTCGGCCTATTCAGTTTTTTGCTTCTGAAGTTGTCTGAGTCTGAGACTTCCAGAATCCCAGAACCTCTTTATATGTATTGATATCAAAGGAATCAGCTTCGAAGTTCATCATCCAGATGAGCAGATCATCCTTATTGAGCTTCTCTCTGATCTCAAAAATATCCTGCTTTTCTTTTCCGTGTTTTGCCTGCAGCTCCATTATGTATGTGAGCTTAGATGCCATATCAATAGCATCAGCTTTAGCTGCTGCTAGATTCTTAATAGCTGAATTCGAATTAAGAATTGCTGTCTTATCGACTTCTCCCTGTACTCTTAATGCATTGATCTCCCTCGAAGCATCACCGAGCTTCGCGGATAATTCAGCAGTAAGATCAAAGAGATTCCTTCCTGTAAGTTCCTGGAAGAAAGCAGCCGTTCCAAGATTACACTCGAGCTCGAGCTCTTTCTGTCCGATTTTAATTGTCTTTTTCATATGTAACTCCGAGATTTATAAAAGAAGGGAGAGCCCCGAAGAGCTCTCCCTTAGGCTTATGTTTTTAAGAATCAGCCCTCAGCCGGAGGAGCAGGCTCGAGAGTGAGTCCGCTCAGGCTGAATATCTGAATTCTCTCTTTTCCGGCTCCTGTCTGGATGACTTTGAGCCTCTGTGAAGTATTAGCTATCTTAAATACTCCAACCATATCAGGATCACCGAATATCTCTACGAGGCCTGTTCCCTGGGAAGGATCCAGTCCGATAAGACAGGAAGTAGTTCTCTGATCGAGATTAGAGAGCTTAACTGCCATGAAATGACCTGCTCCGGAAAGAGGACCGGAAGCAGCCATGCCGTTAGGGAGATAATAAAGAGTTCCTGTGAACGTATTTCCCGATAATGCGACATCTGCACTCTGAATCTCAGATACAAGATGCTCATATACCTCGTCTGACTGGCCATCAGGAGCGACAGTCAGACTGTTAAGAAAAGCCGTCGGAGTATGGATAGCGGAATGCCAGTTGTTATATACAGTGCTATCTGTATCCGGAGTTGAATAACCACTTACTACAGAGATAGCATTTCCATCGCCCAGATCAAAGAGCTGGGAAGTAGGAAGAACCGTAAGAGGAGCTGTATCAGTAGCAGGAGTCTTAGAGCTTGTATTTGTGGAAGCCGCAAGATTGATCCTGCCGAACTGGCACTTATAATAAACGAGCTTACGAGCCTTAGCATCAGAAGCGATCTCGAAAGTCATTCCGAAGAGCTTAGCTGTAGCTTCTTTGAGCTCGATCATAACTTCTGCAGCATCCTTGATGAATGTCATAAGAGCGAGCTTGACCTCATCAGGCATAAGAGCTACTTCGAGATTTCCTGTATATCCGGAAGAAGCTCCGGCAGGAACGTAGTAAACTCCGTCATCTGCATAGAAGGGCTCAGGAGTATCTTCGCTGACATCGAGCGAGAGATTAACTGCACCGGGAATAGCTATAGCTGAGCTGTAGCTCATTGTGATAGCTCCAGTTTCAGAATCTGTCTGCTCTGTCATCGGAAATACATGAACATTCTTTAAACCGAATTTAACCTTCATGTTTTCATTTCCTTTCATTATCTTTGATATTCAATATACTCAGAGAACTTTCGAGGGAATTCTTCCTGCACGAATGTTTCAACTAGCGATATATGAGGAACCGAGGCTGTTTCAGTTCTGCTTCCGTAGCGACCTGTTCTATAGTTGGTTCTGTGGCCGTTCTCAAGAAGATGAGTCAAACGATAGTTCCTGTTATTGTAGATATAACAAGTTCCTCGTCTCGTCTGTCTCCAGGTCCACGTTCTAGCATAATTGCCTCGTCTTTTTGGTGAATATGACTTCAGGAGCCTGGCTCCCTCAGCTGCTGTCACCTTAGCAGCTTCATCGATCAATGTATTACACTCGTGATTAAACGTCTGAAGGATCTCTCCCATCTGTCTCTGAAGATCATCAATCGATATCTGCTGTCCCATGATTAGCCTCCTATTCGAGCTCTATCGTGAATGAATCTCGATAAAGCATCAGATCGGGATCAAAGTCATCGAACGAGACTGTATATGATAAAGAGATCGAGTTCAGAAAGTTCTGAATCGATCTTCTTATCGAAGTATCGCGATCGGCAGTATAAACGTCGATGCGATTCTCTATGCCTATCCAGTAGACTTGATCGTCTGCATTGAACGGATTCGAATCTACTTCGTGAACGAATATGAACGGAGGATATATAAGTCCATCCTCATCGACTACTAAGTGATCGTAATAACTAGCAGCTGCGAGATCAGGAAGGGCCGTCAACATTTCCTGATAGAATTCTTCAAGAGTCATATCAAGAACCTCCCTTATTGAGCCCCTCTGCCTTTTGAAGATAGATCTCGAGCTCATTCTCGTTTCGTTCATATGTCCTGTAGATGCTCATCTTCTTTCCTTTATATTCCGCGATCTTCTCTCCGGAGTATTCTGCCGGATTGATGATCAGGAGATACTGAGGATCGATGCCGATCTGACCAGCTGTGAAGAACTCCGACCTGGAGACAGGCTCCGAGACTGCGTAAGTCTCAGAGACTGTCTCTGTATAGATCGGATTCATTCGGGAATCTTTCCCTGTCATCGTTCTAGCGATGAGCTTAACGGAATCATC